TTCTTTTGATCTAGATGATGTTGATATAGTGTGCATGCAATACTTTCAGCATCTATATCTAGACGTTTCCAGAATTGTTTCTCACCTTTATAATAGTTATGAATCTGAGAATGATGGATATAACATATAGGAATAGTCCATTGATCACCTGTTTTCTGACTAAACCCTCTAGGCATAGCAAATGTAAGATGATGTGCCTGACAGGGATTAGTTAAACAGAGTAAGCAGTTTTGTTCAGAGATCCATTTAAGATACTTTCGGTCTTTTAATCTTTGTACCTTGTCCCCTGATAGTATTTCTAACTTTTTCGTACCCATAATAAATAGATAAAGCTCTTAATCCTTCATGGACAAGATTAGAAGCTCTACGTTCTGTTATACCTAATTGGTGAGCAATTTCAATGATACCAAAATTTTGCCAGCAAAAAAGTTTCATAACACTGGTTAAATGAGATCCGATTTCATTGCTAACTCTAACAAGCTCAAAAATAGCTCCAAGTTTAGCAATAATAATATCAGGCTTTGCTCCATCAATTCTAATATCTTGCATAGATGAACCTGAACCTAATGTTGCTATTTCACACATACGTCTATATCGAGATCCAGATTCGTATTCATTCATAGTAATAAGATTACGATGAAACATGTACATGAGACGAGACTCTCTGATATTAAACCAAAGAGTTTTCTTATCTATAACTTTAGTAGAAACTTCAGGCTTTTCTATTTGACGCATGTTTAAGTTTGTAAGTAGTCATAGCACTTTTAACATAAAGGTTAAAGCCGCTATTAGACTCATAAAATTTAATAAGACGAAAAACTCTATTCATATGCTTGCAGCTATGATGACGAGCAATAAGGCTCTTACACCCATACTTGTGTGTAGGGCGTAATAGCCAACATAATAAAATAGATAGATTATACACGTTGTATTCTCTTCTATCTCTACATTCCTTAATACCTTTTATAGTATTAAGAGATGTGTTATAAGTTTTTGAACAGAACTTTTGAATATTAATAATCATAGAAAGGAATAAATTATGTTGAAAATTATAGAACATCATTCAGCTTCTGCTGGGAATACGTTTATTGATTGTCCGCAAATGTGGATCATAGATAAATTATACGGATTCGAAACGGAAGAGAATGCAAGAATGAAGATGGGACATTCTGCGGAAGAAGCAGCTCATCATGCATTAGTAAATCAAATCACTGATGAAACACTTATCACAAGTGATGCGAAAGGTAAATACATAGAAAGAAATGGAGCAACCATTGATGACGAATATGAATGGTCTGCTAAAATAGCAAATACATTTGTTAAGGAATTAAAACAGTATGGTAAATTAATTCATTATCAAAGGGAATATAATGGTCCTTATAAGGATCTAGTTTTGCCAGTAGTTGCAAAGACAGACTTTGAGTTCAATGATTATATCGTTGATACTAAAGCGACTGCTAAAGTTTGGAGATATGCCGCGACTAAAGCAGAGAAAAACCAAGGGAAAAAGGGAAGAATTAATCATAATTATCACCCTAAACCTGATCATTTAAGGCAGCAGTTCTTATATCGTGAACTATTCAATAAAGAATGTTTACTGTTATATGCATCTGCTTGGGATAATCATACTGCAGATCTAGGAGATCATGTGGGATGTTTAGAAACTTTAATCCAAGCCTTTAAATCAATAGAACATATCTTAGGAATTGCAAAAACAAAGGAAGACGTTGTTCGAATGTTTCCTTTGACATTCGACAACTGGAGATGGAGATATTCGCCAGGTGCTGAATCATTTGCAAGAAAGATATGGCAAAATGCCTGGAAATAAGGTATAGATGCAAAGAATAGGAAGTATAGTTAAACAATTAAATAGGAGGAGTAATATGGAACTAGAAACATTTGAATGCTCACATAAGATAGCATTTCCATCTAGAGATGGTGGAGGTAAATATAGTATTTACGTTACCAAAGAAGATGGTACTGATATGACTATTTATGGTGAAGCAATAGGTGCTGAAGGTTGGGCGAAAGGTTCAAAGCTAAGAATAACAGCAGAACCTATGCGTGAAAGTAAAAGTGGTAAGTATTATCAGACAGCTAAATCAGTAGAGTTAGTTGATGGTGCGGCTGTAGTAATACCAACTGTTAAACCAGCAGCAGTAAAAGATGTAGGTAGTCAATGGAAAGAAAAGTATAGATTGACGATGAGTAATTTATTAGCATCTGCTATTCAATCAGGCAAAGAAGTAAACTTTGAACAGATTGATGAATATGTAAGAAAAATATTAGATGCTAAATATGACGGAGACAAAGCTCCGTTTTAACCGAATAGCCATATCATCCTTTCGATGTGGCTCCCTGACTGGGCGGGAGTATCAACATAGGACAAATAGTACACTATAAATCGTAGCTCCCGTCTAGTTTAAGTTCTGACCTAGTTAGCGACTAGCGACAAATGGTTAGTGAAAAATGTATATACACTCTCTAGCTAGGTCTGAAGTTAAATTAATTAAATAGGAATCACAATGGAAATCATAGCAATAATACTTCATCTATTAAATGGTGAAGTAGCAAAAATACCTGTAGGGTTAGCACTTAATAAAGTGACTTGTCATAATGCCCTTTATAAGATAATTGATAAGAATGAAAATCAGAAAGCAATTCACTACAAAGGAGTTGAAATTCTTGGATATTATTGTAAGAACAACAAAGGAGACTGGATACCATGATAAGCGAAGAACGATTAGAAAAATCTTTAAAGTACTTAGCAGAAACAGACGAGAAACATGCAGAGGTTACAGCCAACGTCAAATATCTAGAGAGACAACTCAAGAGAAGCAAAGCCTTATTCATTACAGCTGATACAACACTTAAATCTATCTCAGCTAAAGAACAACTTTACTATGCGTCAGAAGAATATAACAAAGCGACACGTGAGTTATATGATGCTGAAGTTAAATCAACTACTTTAGAGAATAAGAGAGATAAAGAAGGTTTAATTATTGATATCTTCAGAACATTAGAGGCAAGTAGAAGACAACATAATATATGATTTATAAGTTTAAAATATGGGTGTGGTTACCTATGACAACTGAAGTATATCTGCACGCAGATAAAGATGAAGAGGCTGTGAGTATCTTTAATAAGATAGATTTAAAAAAGGGGTTTAATTGGAAAGATGATGGTATGAGAAAGTCTAGAGCAACTTATGAAATAGTAGAAACTCAGGATGACAATCAAAGCAGCAGAGACAATCTCCCATCAAAACAAATCACCTGAACTTGTTATGTGGCAAGCGGTGATTGCTCAAGCAGTAACAGATGCAAGATATAGAGGAGTGGATAAAGCCCACTTAGAATGTAAAGATACCGCAATCGCTTGGTTTTCTAGTAGCTCTTTAGACTTTAGATGGGTTTGTCATTTTGCAGAAATGAGTGCTGATTATATCTATAAGAAATTTCAGATAGCTTTGCAAAAAGGATTGTTTACTATAACACCTGAACAAGGTAAAATCTTAGCAAATAAGAAAACATCTTCTCAAATGAAACATGATAAAAGAAAGTTTAAATTAAAATTCTAATGACTGATGTAGGAATGTTCAAAGATATGGCTTATGATTCACTAAATAAACAAATTGATGGAACTCACTATAAAAATATGAAAGTGCAACCAGCACATTTTATCAATGAAAATAAACTTCTATTTGCCGAAGGTAATGCTATTAAATATATATGTAGACATCATCTTAAGGGTAAAAAGAAAGATATTGAAAAAGCTATTCATTATCTAGAAATGATATTAGAGAGAGATTATTCATGAGTTTACTTAATATGTAAATATCAGAGATTTTTATTTCTTTCTTCTGCCGAAGTAATGCTCTGAAGGTTCGTAATTCCATCGCATACCTTTATGCCCTCTGAATGCAGCGTACCACATTCTTAATCTGACTATAAATTTTCTAATTGGTCTTGGCATTTATTTTTTATTTACATATCCATAAATTCTATTAATATTTTTTTCTACTCCTCTTATTTCACCTTTCATTGTATCAACATTACCTTTGACATTTATTAAAGTAATAAGCGACCAAGTTAAAATAGCAAACAAGGTAGTTACTAAAAATCCTATTATATATTTTAAATCTATTTTCATTTGGGTGGTTTGTCATTATTTAAACATCGGTAAAGATGCTCCAGAATTATTATAACATTTTAAACAGGCTTTAGAT